GGATATAACTGTTCTCTTCGTACCAAGTCGTAGCAATCTCGTACTAAACTCTGCACGTAACATTCTAGGCAAGATGACTGTGAAGGTTGCGCGCCGTCCTGGTATTGATGATGAAGCGCGGGGACAATTTGACGATGTGCTCTATGTCCAACTAGCACGTGCTCGTTTTGCAAACCTATCAATGGAGGCTGCTGAGAAAGCAGTACAAGCTCCATTGGTTGTGCCAAACGATGTCCTCGACATGCCTATGGGTCCTGATGCAGTTATCCGAACTGCTAACCCTGCTGGTATTGGCAGAGTCAGACTGGATATACCACAAGCAGCATTTCAGGAGCAAGCAGCGCTACAAGCAGAACTACGTCTTGGCGCTCGCTATCCTGAAGGTAGAACTGGAAACATTGACGCAAGTATTATTACTGGTCAAGGTGTCCAGGCACTTCTCGGTGCTTTCGATTCTCAAGTTAAGGCTGGTCAAATCATCCTTGCTGAGACATTCGAAGAAGTCATCGCGATGTGCTTTGATATGGATGAAAAACTCTTCAATGAAGAGAAGAGCGTCAGAGGCGTATCGCAGGGTACTCCGTACGAGTTAAAGTACATGCCAAGCAAGGACATTAAAGGCGACCACACTATAGAAGTTCGCTACGGCTTGATGGCTGGTCTTGACCCATCGCGTGCTCTGATTTTCTCCCTTCAAGCCTTGGGTGCAGATCTTGTATCTAAAGACTTTGTTCGTAGAGAACTTAACTGGAGTTTGAACGTATCACAAGAAGAACAACGCATCGAAGTTGAAAAGATGCGCGATAATCTCAGCGCTGCTATCACAGCAACTGCGCAAGCAATCCCTGCCATGGCTAGCCAAGGACAAGATCCTTCTCAGCTAATTCAGAAGATTGCAGATGTTATTGAACGTAGACAAAAGGGCGACAGTATAGAAGCTGCTGCATTGGCCGTGTTCACACCTCCACAGGCTCCTGAACAACCACCGATGCAGGAAGGAATGACTCCACCAGGCGCACAAGGCCCAGTTGAGCAGGCTCCCCCGTCCCCAGCCGCTCCTGGACAACCTTCTGGTGGGGTCCCTCAACAAGCACCAGATTTAGCATCAATCTTAGCAGGACTCGGGGGCTAATAGATGGCCGGGGACGAATTCGCAGAACCAATAAATGATTTTTTAAGACAACTTTCTCAAAGAAAAGAACTCAAAGGTTACATTCCAACTGGGTGGTACATCATCACTGAGTGGATGAGTGACGAAGAAGGTTTCTTAGTATTTGGTTGGAGTGATGGTGTTGGATCACCATTGAAGTATCGTGGCATGCTAGAGCATGCACTAGACGAGAAGATGTATTTCGATAAGTACGAAGGATAGGATCTTAAATGGCTGAAGGTATGAGAGTATCAGGCGTTGGTAAGGGTGCTCGCCGTACCGATTTAGATCGCGCTGCTAAAATTCAGCGTGAGGCTAAAATGCAGAATGCTGTTGGCGGTTCCTATGGAGAACGTGCAGAACTTACACAATTAGCACAAGGTGCTCCTATGGCACAGGGTATGCCTATGCCAACTGCTATGGGTACTCCTCCAGTTCCAACTGTTGGAATCTTTGAACCTACGCAACGCCCTAATGAACCTATTACTGCTGGTGTAGATGTAGGCGATGGACCTGGTTCTGAAGCGCTTATGACACCTGTAGATGCACCAGATCAGCTCGCAACATTTGCTAGAGCTATGTACATGGCCAATCCAAGTCCACAACTACGTCGTATCGTAGAGGCTTTTGAAGAAGAGGGACGCTAGTGGGTTCACCATTAGACGCGTGGAATCCCGCGAAGAATAAAAAGATCAAGATTACTGGCATTTTTGATAATGTTCAGTCACAACTTGATCGTGTTATTCAATCCGAGATGGCTATGCTCTCGCCTACTCAATATGAGAACTTTGGCAACTGGGTAAATGCTTATCCAAACCAGAGCAAAGACTTCATTATGTCTGCTGTCAAACTTGGTTTGAAGCCAGATACACCTGGAGTTGGTAAGATTGCCTCAGTTGATGGCCTTGCACAACTAAAACAAGATTTACTTAACACCAAAAACATCAAATCTGCGCTAGATAATGATAAATCCCTAGCAGCAGACATCAGAGATGTACTTTATGGTGGACTTAAGGGTACTTCGCGTGTGCTTTTCTCTGCATTACGCGCACCTTACGAGTATGTAAGCACAATTGGACGTGATGCTTACGCACTTGCTACGCAAAAGCAGAAGCCAAGCGTACAAGAATTGATTTCAGACCTGTCTCCTACAGGTATGTTTGGTGAAACCACGCAGATTGGTCAGTTAACACGCCAATTCTTGGCAGATCCTACTAAGGTAGACACAGGTTCAGGTTTCTTTATCGGGGAAAAGTCTAAAGTACAGAAGGCTCAGGCTAAAGCTATGAGCGCTTATGGACTAATCAATGGCAAATCGTTCACTCTTGGACGTGCTGCTATGAAGACTGTAGGTTCAGACCCGAACAGTACACAGTACAAGGTGATGTCAGGCATCATTGATGCCACTCTAAACATCGCTTTAGACCCATCAATCTGGATTGGTCCTGGTGCTGTAACCAAGATTGGTAAGGGCGGCAAGGCTCTTAAACAAGCAACAATTGATGCTCAAAATGAATTAGCGAAAAAATCTGATCGTTTAGCTGAGGCAACTCGCCTTACCAAGGAAGAAAAGAAGCTCCTCAAAGAGCGTTCTGGTCTTGCTAAGGAAGTTACTCGTCAAGCGGAAAACAAGTACCTCAAGGCAGAGCAGGCATATCAGAAGGCTCAGCAATCACGTATCGATGCAGACTTTATTGCTGCTAGTAGAGTATTCGCTGCGGACAGCAAGAATGCTGCTAACCTTGCTGGTCCAGAGGGTGTAGCCCTAGACAACCGTGCAATTGGCGAGTTTATCTTTGAACGCATGAATACAGGCAAGCAACAGGAAACTGTTGATGCTTTGTCTAAGTTATCTGCGGATTACTACAACACACGCGGTGCATTTACAGGTGGAGTATTCTTTGATGAACTACCACAGGCTGGATCGCTAGCATTTGCTACACGTGGTAACGATGAATTCGTTGCTCGTTACTTTGGAGCAAAGGCTCCTAAACTGCTTGACTTGGCTGATGATACATCTGCTATGTCACAAAAGGCAGCAACACAGGAACTAAAGCGCCGTACAGAATTACTTAATCGTATCAAAGCAGCAGCAGAGGATACTACCCTGCCAGCTTCTACGCGTGAAGTATTCGATAAGTTGAGAAACGAAAACGAATCCATCAGCCGTGTAGTTACTACAATGCTGGAAGATGCAGTTGCTGCACCTCTTGCTGAGACATTAAAGGCTGTAGCAGTATTCAAAGATGAACGCGCTATGTCGTATGTAGTGGATTTGATTCAAGATATCTACAAAGTTGACGGATTTTCTAACGTACGTTCAATCTTTGATGATATAGGGGGCGTAGTTCTCACTAACGTAGATAACGTTGCTGCCCGTAAGGTCAAGATTAGCGAGGTTCTAGCTGAATCTGCTGATCCTGCTATCGGCGCACAGGCTATGTTTAAGGTAGATAGCGCTATCGAAAGAGCAGAACAAAGCCTAGCAAAGAGCCAGAAGGCTCTCAAAGAGGCTCAGGCTGAACAGGCTGCTATGGCACAACGCCTGAAAGATATCGAAACTCTACGTGATTATGCGTCTAAGGACCCAGAAGTCCTCAAGATGATGCTTAACGATCCTGATAATATCGGTATTGCTAAGGTCATGGATCTTGATATGCAGATTGGCGATACTCGCTACGCTAAAGAATTCTTTGCATCTGAAGTTGGTCTAACTGATTCGTTATTCGGTGGACTATCTGGTGATGGTGTTAAGGCTATGAAGTACCTATTCGGTAAGCGATTCCTTGCTGTTGCTGAAGTAGTTGCTGGCGAAAAGAACACTATGCGCCTAGATAGACTATTCGGACGCAAGTTAGACATGGAAATTGTTGACGAATTAGCACAGGCTGATACAGTAGAAGGCGTACTTTCAGTATTTCTACGTCACCTAGCATCACCTGAATCAGATCCACAGATTGCTCGTGGATTGCTATTCCGTACACAGATGGCTCTTAATAGCAAGAATCCTTTGATTAAGTTGTCTGAGCCCGTTAATCAGAAGGCTATAGCATTCGTTGAGAAGGCTGAAAAGGCACTTACGAACATCTATGTTCGCTCAACTATCTTACCTTTGAATGATATGGATAGACTTGCTCGTGGTCTAAATGACTGGTTTACATCAGCAAAAGTACCACAAGATTTAGTCGATGATCTAATCAACAAGGTTATCCGCGAGAAAGATTACACAGCACGCTCCAAGATTATCATGGACGGCATGCGTATGATGCAGGAGAACTTAGTCAAGACTATAGGTAAAGGCGATACTGAACTCGCTAAGGTGCTCGATGATGCACTTAGAATCTCTGGTAAAGACCAGGCAGTTATCCGCAACTATAGCGTTGCTAACTTAGCACAGGGTACAGACCCTAAACTTATGTTTGCTAATGGCGAAGAACTTGCTATGACTGGTGCTAACTATGCTCACCAGTTCCTAGATGACGTAATCCGCCTACCAGATACACGTCCTATTGTTGATGCTATCAATACATACAACAAGAACGTACCATTGTATGGTAAAGCAAAAGCGCTTGGCACTACTGCCAACCAACTAGGTGATTACTGGCGTACAGCGCAGCTAGCATTCCGTGTATCTTATACACTACGTAACA